TCCAGTTCCTAAATTTCCCATATTCAAATTATCAGATAATTTTTCTGCTACATCTGCAGCAGCCTCTTCTAATTGTGGACTTGCCTGCAATAATGTCTCCGTTAAATTTTTAATCATATCAGGCATATAATTCATTTCATCTGCTAAAGGACCTTTATCTGGCACAGAGTGATGTAAATAACTAGCAATCGTACTTGCAACTCGTGCAGCTGCGGATGCAACACTTCCTATAGTTGAAATAATACCATTAGAAATATTATTAGATAAATCAGCCCCCCACTGATGTCCATTGACATTATTATTAAAATTTCTATTAACTTCACCAGCAAGCCTAGAAGCTCCGTCACCTACACTTCTATCATTATTTTCCACATTAGCAGTCGCATTTATCTCTGATTGCATTTCTTGTGAAATTCTATTATTATTTCTAAAATTATTTGTTGTTCTAGAAGCAAGATTAGAACTTGCATCTTGTATGCTTGTATTATTATTAATCATTGAAGATGTATTATTTAATTCACCCTGCAAATTACTAAGTCTTGTATTCTTTGATTTCTCCTGTTCATCAGTAATATTTTTTTGAGTATCAGAATATTTGTTCTTTGCATCATTCAAACCATTTTCTAATGCTTCAAGCA